GCGGGGGGCGGCCCGCCCCGGGGCGGGGGGGGTGCGGGCCGCCCGCCGGCCCGAGACCAGGCCCGCTCCAGCCGGTGGCCGGTGACCCGGTGACCCACCGGACCGGGGCCGGGCAGGTCAGGTTTCCAGGGTTTCGGCGGCGGCCTCCCAGATACGATGCTGCCAGTGCTGGGAGAGCACACGGGGATCACCACGATGCACGGCATCCCACATCTCCGCCGCCCATCTGGCGTCTCCGCCGGCGGTGTGCCTGACACCCTGCCCGGGAGGCTCGACACCGACAGCCCGCGATAGGGCCGTCGAGTCGTACGGCGGGGTCAGGATCCGGCGGAGCGCGTCCCGCTCAGGATCCGTCATCACGGCTGTCTGCAGGGCCCTCAGATAGCCGACAGCGAGCGTCTCCACATCCTGGACGTGGTAATGCCAGGGCGGCTTGAAGCTGGGAAGGGACTGCCGGATGATCCGATCGTCGAATCCTGGCACGGCCCCGACAAGGATCGGTTTTCCGTCCGAGTCGGGGGTGAAGATCTTCCCCAACCAGGCAGCTGCCTCTGGTCGGTCGAGGGCAACTCCCGAGTCGTACCTGCTCTCGTAATCCCTCCGAAAATAGGAGGGAAGCCGCAGATAGTCGTAGGGCCCGACGGGCTGGACGAAGACTGCCTCGACCTCTCCTGGCCCACTGCTGAGACACGGACAGACCGCGATCTCCCACACGGACGCCCGCCAGTCGAGACCCGTGGTCTCGGTGTCCAGGGCGATGACCCTCACAGGGGCCATCCTCGGGACAGGACCTCGGCGGCGTCCTTGATCCGGCCCTGACGCCTGAGCCACCCAGCGAACGAGCTGCGCTGGGCAGCAGCCCAGTTGATCTGCTGCTCGTGCAGCTGCACGGGCGTCAGGGTGGACAGGCCCGGGTCTCGCAGCTGCCGGAGGGCGATCTGGCAGGACGCTGCCGCGTCAGCAGCCGAGGAATGCGCGTCCACCAACTCCACTCCGTACAGTTCTGCCTGTGCGGAGAGGGTCCGCTTGCCCTTTCTGTAGGGGTCCAGGTGCTTGTCCAGGACCAGGGGGTCCAGGACACGGAAGCGCTTGGGCATCTTCCAGCTCAGACCGCAGTGCCGTTCGACCTCGGCCTCCAGGAGGCCGAGGTCGAACGGGGCATTGAACACGACGAGAGGCAGACTTTCGAGCTTCTTGTGGTGTGTCGCCGCGTACAGCAGCGACAGGACGCCGTCGAGGGCCACGTCCGGGCTGGTGCCCTCGGCGGCGGCTTGCTGGGTGGTGATCCCGTGGACTGCCGTAGCAGCATCCGGGATGTCGACTCCGGGGTTCACGAGCCAGGTGGCCTCCCACAGGAGGCCTCTGGCGGAGACCAGGACCAGGCTGATCGTGACGATCCGGTCGGTCGCCGTGTTGGTACCGGTGGTCTCGGTGTCGAGTCCGAGGACGGCGTGCTCCTCGGCATGCTGACAGAGGCCGTCCTCTGTCCAGGTGTCCGCTGTGAGCAGCTCGGCTGCCCGGAGCAACCTCGATCTCGCGTCTTCGAGTTGATTCACCATGCTTTCAATCCTATTTGGATTGCTGGCGATCTGCAATTCCGGCCTGTCCCAGTAGCCCCCTGGGGGACGACGACCCCCCCGCCTCTGTGTCGAGCTGGCCAGGGGCGGGGGGTTCTGGCACGTCGGCCGATCCGCCGACCAGGGGCTCACGCTGTGACACTCGGCGCGATCGAGGGAGCCCCAGCACCGTGCCGTGCTGAGGAAGCTGCCCCTGTCCTCTCAGGATAGAGCAGCTGGGCCGTCCTTACGGCGCTCGTCCAGGTTACGGGACCAGCAGCAGCTTCGCCGGCGGGTAGAAAGCTCTCATGGGGGTCACGATACGTGGCAGGGCCAGCACCGACTCAGCGGTGATGGCCCTGCCACGCCACAGGTTCCGTGATGGTCATGTCGGGTCCGGGGGGGTCCACCCGATGGCCTCCAGGAGCGAACGCGTGGCCTCGTCGAGGTCGACGCCTACGCCTGCGTCGACCATCAGGCTCAGTGGTGAGAGAACCTGTGGTCAGAAGTTTCCTGGCGCGACTTGCGCGCAGAAGAAGTTGTTGGACCGCCACATGTCTACGCATTGTTTGCGGTCATCGATGGACCTGAGATCGTCCGGTTTTCCTTCGGCTGCCATCCATCTCTGGATCTCATCCAAGATTTCTTTCTTGACGATCGCGTCCTTTCTTCGATCTCCTTCCCTGCGCATGTACAGCCTTGAGTAGGGGATTTCCCAGTGGGCGAGCCACTGGATGGTCTCGGTCCGGCAGCATTCCATCCGCCCGGACACGATGATTATCGTGTGTCCTGTGTTTTGTAGGGCTGTGACGATTTCAGCCACGGGACGATTTACGGTGTCTTCTCCGACGCGGTCCCAGTCGTAGGGTCCGCGCTCGCCGCGTAGGGCGAGGGTGCCATCTACGTCAACGATCCAGGTACTCATGGTTTTCCTCCGTGGTGGTTCATTTCAGGTGATGATGAGGGTGGTGATCCAGAGCCAGGCGATGTGCCACGCCTGGTCCAGGGCGTACGCCCCGGTACCGCACGGCGCGACCCCCGGGTCCCCGAGCTCGTAGAACTCGACCTTGCCTACCCAGCGGGCGAGCGCTCGCAGGGTGTACTGGCGGTCGGCCCACCAGTGCGTCCCGGCGGTGAGGGCCAGGCCCAGGATGACGCTGTCGGGGTCGAGCCTGCCCCCGGTGGTCCAGGCCGCTGAGGTCAGGACGGGCGGCCTGGGTGAGGGTGACGACGGCGGCATGCCGGGCGCAGGCCAGGACACCACGGAGCCCGGGAAGACACTTCGTCATGGCTTGCTGTCCGGTCTGGAGCCAGTGGTCCGCGACGACGTTGCCCACGTACAGGGCAGCGAACACCGTGCCGAGCGTCATCGGGCGCTACTTTCCCATGGCGGTGGCCATCACCCGGATGACGTCTTCGCCGACGCTGTCCTCACGGAGCGCGTCGCGTGCCACACACTTCTCGACGGGAACATCGAGCTCGATGACAACTGATGGGATGTTGAGGTCGTTAGCTAGACTTTCCAGTCTGGCAATGCTGGCAGGGTGGAGATTCGTTGAATCCTCGACGACCCAGCGTGCTCCGCTAGCGAACATGAGGGGGATCATCGTCTTCTCCAGCTCAGTGACGGTGTCTTCCTGTTCACGGGTCCCAATGCATTTTTTGCGTGGGACGCTTCCCACACACAGGAGGTTTCGGAGGTCGTCCCTGCCGATCCGGAACGCTGATCTTCCTTCCGCGGCCCTCGCCCTGACAAAGTCATGGGCGAAGGTCGTTTTCCCGGAGGCGGGAAGGCCCCGCATGATGATCAAGCAGTAATAGTTGGATGCTGCGATCTTGCTGGCTGTCTTGTAGGGGTCGGTCATGCTGTGTGCTCCTGTCGGGTGGTGGTGGTGCGTCGGAGGGCGCGCTTGATAGTGGACTCGGAGACAGTCCGGGGGATGGGCCCGGCTCCGTCGAGGGGGTCACCGGTCATGGCCGCGCGGATGATCCGTGACCTGGTGGCCCTACTGGTGAGCGCCTGGGTAACCCAGGCGTCGATGTCTGCCGTGGAACGGGTCAGGGAGGTCACGACCCCTGGGGTCACGGGGTCAGGGGAGTCACTGACCCGAGGGGTCACGGGGTCAGGGGTCACCGGGTCATGACCCCCTGGGGTCACCGGGTCAGGGGGGGTCACTCGGCCGTGACCCCTGGGGTCACCCGGGTCACGGATCACCGGGTCACTCGGATCACGGGGGTCACTGACCCGAGGGGTCACCAGGTCACGGGTCACGGCCCGGTGGGTCACCGGGTCACTGACCCCCCGGTCACGGGTCATCGGGTCACCGGTCACATGACCCCTCGCAGGGTCAGTCAGCCCCAGCACGACCCTCCTCCACGACCTGATCGTCGACACCGGGGCCAGGACCACCCGCACAACCCTGGGCCACGGGACCGGCACCGGAGCCGGCAGCCCCCGGCGCCGCATCACCTGCCGACGCAGCTCCCCCAGGATGACCTCCCACGCGAGGTTCGCCGCGACCGGGATTCCCGCGGCGATCGCGAGCGCGATCCGGTCCCGGGGGGACTCGGTGCCCAGGCGTAGGGCGGCGGCGGAGAGGTTCGAGGCTGCGCTCGCGGTGACGGCGAGCGCGGTGCCGAGGCGTGCTCCGAGGGCCGGGCGGCCGTCGAGGGAGGCGGCGAAGGCCACGGCGGCGAGAGCGGCGGCCAGGCCGTCGAGGACGACGGGGAGAAGCCAGGGGAGATCGAAGGCCAGATCGTGGGCGAGGTCGGTCTGCTCGCGGAACGACCAGACGTCGCCGGCGACGACGACTACTAGGACTCCGGTGAGGGCCAGGGCCATGACCGGTGAGATGACCCTGGGTCGGGGAGTCGCGGGGGGGGTCATGGGGTCACGACCGGGTTAGGGGTCACCTGGTGGGTCACCGTGACCGTGGGGGTCACCAGGTCACCCGGGTCACGGGTCACCGGGTCGGGTCGGGGGGTCATGACCCTCTGCGTCAGCATCAGCGTGAAGATGACGATGGTCGCGATGACCCAGGGCGTGAACCGGTCACGGAGGTCATGGAGGTCACGGGTCACTCGGTCGTGACCCTGGGGGTCAGGGGTCATCGGGTCACTCGGGTCACGAGGGTCGTGACCCTGGGGGTCACCCGGGTCATAGGGGTCAGTCATCCCGTAGGGGTCACTCATCATCGGTCTCCTCGGTCTCCTTGATGTCTCGCGCCTGGCGGGCCAGGCGTCGGGCAGTTGATTCCGACATCCCCGCGAACCGTTCCCGGACGGCGTGCGCCAGACGGGCTACGACGATGGGGGCGTCGAGGGGGGCCTGGTCGAGGCGCTCCAGGAGCCAGCGGACCCGCTCGTCGAGGCCCACGCGCTCGCGGTCCTCGCCAGGCTCCTCGTCGTCCTGGTCCTCGTCGTCGTCGGGTTCGGGGGCGGGGTCGATGAGGGCCAGGACGTCGTCCCGGTCCCAGCCGGACGCGACCAGGACGTAGGGGGTGGTGCGCTCGCCCTCGTGACGAGGGTCCGCGATCATGAGGGTGGTGGCGTCGATGACGTCCCCGCCCCGGGTGGCCCACAGGATCCGGCGGCGGGACCACCACGCCTCGTCCACAGGGTCCACGGGGCCGGGGGGGTTCACGGCGGGGGGTTCACCGGAGGGTTCACGGCGGGGGGTGGACCCCCTGTTTCCCCTGATGGGGGCACTGATGGGGGTCCGTGCCGGTGGGGGAGGGGAGGGGTGAACCCCCCCCTCCCGTTCCTCGGCCGGGAGGACGTCCCGGAGGGCCTGGAGCCAGCTCACGGGGTAGCCGTGGGGGTGGTGAGGGGCGCGTACCGGGTGTCCCAGAGGACGTCACCGGCGCGCTCGCCGAGGCGGGCGAGCGCACCGGCGCCGAAGATGAGCAGGGCCGCCATGATGACGGCGCGGCGTTGACGTTGGCGGCTCATCATCAGTAGCCGACCAGGAAGTACGTCGCCGCTGACCCGGCATTACACAGGAGGGCGATCACGGGGTAGGTGACGGCGCCGACAAGGCCGGAGGTCATCGGGAAGGCCCCGACGAACGCCGGAAGGATCCAGACCTTGGGATTCCACCGAGCGTTCGCCGTCTTCCGCTTGAGCTCGAAGCGGGTTAGGCGCCCGGCCTTGTTCTTCCACTTCTTGGGGAGCAGGGATCCGGCCAAGAAGGCCAAGGCGATGAGCCCGATCAGATCGGTGACCAGAGCCGCCCAGAGGGCGTGCATGTGGAGCTGTTGGAGCAGGATGATGTTGGTCTGGCCAGGGCTGAAGACCAAGAGTTGCGAGAGGCCGGTCATCACGAGGATGGCGGCGATCCGGTCGCACCAGTGGTCGGGTCCGATCCCGAAGTAATCGAAGACGGCCGCGAGCGCGAGGGCGGCGCAGCCGGACATGACGGCGGCGGAGGGGGGGACGGTCCAGTCCCATTGCCAGGAGGGCTCCTGGGCTGGGGCGGTGGTGATCCCCAGGAGGGGGGGGAGGGGTGTCATGCTGGGGTCCTCTCGTGTGAGCGAGGGGGGCCGCCGGGCGGTGCTGGAGGGCTACGCCCGGCGGCCGCAAGGATCAGTCGTCGATCTCGGCCGAGATGATGACGAAGAGTGCTGTGGTCATCGCCAGGAACAACAGAATGAGCATCCCGATCCCGGCGAGCGGGTGCGCCGTCCAGGCGCAGGCGGAGATCAACCCGATCCCGGGGCCGCCCACGGCCACGATCTGGGACGACAGACGTCCGAGGTCCAGGCGCCTCATGATGAGGTACAGGGGGATGGCGATGGCCGAGATGATGATGAGGTGGGACATCCGATCGGTCGTCCTTTCGTGTGGGACGATTGTGGGACGATGCTCCCGTCCCTTTCGTGGTGGTTGTGGGACTGGGTGTGCGCCGTGACAACGGCGCACACCCTTTTCAGTCCCTACCAAGCATGCTAGCACAATGATGTACTATGTCAGCATGACACAGCCAATGAAGGTCATCACGATACGGGTCCCATCCGAACTCCACGCTGCGGTGATGCAGGCCGCCAAGGAGGATCGACGATCCATGACCTCCTACCTGCAGCTCCTGCTGGAGCGGCACATCGCCGACCTCAAGGCAGGTGAACTCCATGAGTAGGGAAACGACCCACTGGATCGTCCTCGCCCTCGCGCTCGCGGGGGCCTGGCTGATCGTCGTGATCCCCCTCATCGTCCTGGCCCGGACGATGGCGTCCGGAGCAGGATGGCTGCTGTACCACGCCATCCGGCCCTCCAGCTCCGGACGCCACGTCCGACGCCCGGGCCACCACCCGGCCAGCGGGATCCCCGACGCCGACCAGGGCCTGGGCCAGGACGTAGTAGTCCTGGCAGACCGGCTATCAGCCGGCGAGACCGAGACCACGCCTCTGGGGCTGCCGCCGGACAGGATGCTGGTGACCGAGCCCGTCGACACCGTGCTCGTCGCACGGGTCCTCGACGCCCTCCTCCGGGATGGACACCATGGCTGAGACCCTCGCCGTGCTCGTCGCGGCCCTGTACGCCCTCGGCCTGATCTGGGTCGCCCTGGTCGTCGGATGCGTGATCGGGGGCCTGGGTACGCTCATCATGGTCTGGGTCTCCGAAGCGCTCCGGCAGCCCCGGCACCGGACCGGACCGGATGAGCTCACAGCGGCCTGGATCCTTCCGGAGCCGGCGCCGGTGCCGGCGGCTACCGAGAACGTCGTGGTTCTCCCGGACCGGTGGACCCCGGACCTGACCGAAGAAGAACTCTGGTGGATTCCGGTTCCGTCGCAGCGGACCGGGTGCACCACGGGCGGAGACGACGCCCTGTCACAGGACGAGGCCGCGGCCCTGGCTGATCGGATCCTGGGGATGCTGGGGCCATCATCGTTGCCCGGGGCGCAGGATGAGCTTGGCGGAGGATCGTCCTCGGAGGCCGCGTCGGCTGCGTCTCCGTCTCTGTGCCCGGCGGATGATGCCGCCTGGGAGTGGATCGATCGGACGGTGTCTGGGCCGTGGTACGCGGAGGTCGTGGACCTCGGCGACGTCCAGGAGGGCGTCCGGGAGGAGAGCCGCGAGCTCGGGGCCGTGAGGCCCGTGGAGGGTGATGGTGACGGTACGCCCGGCGTCTGAGTGTGTGCGCATATGACCTAGTATGGGCACACGCCTGCACGGCAAAACAGATCTGGCCCCCTCGGCAGGGGGGCCAGATCACTACCAAAACAAGGTGTGTGATGACAAGAGTATACGAACGTGATGAAAACCGCGAATCGATCTTCGTGGGTGGTGTTCGGTGATCCGGCGTAGCGCCATCACCGGCGACACCGTGGCGGTCCTCCAACGGGCCGCCCTCCAGGACCCGCGCCTGTCCTACCGGGCCGTCGGCATCCTCGTCGCGGTCCTGTCCCGCCCCCTGGACTGGCGGACCTCCGCCGAGCAGCTCGCCCGCGAGCGCCCCGGCGCCGAGGGCCGGGACGCCATCCGCACGGCCCTGCGAGAGCTGGAGACCGCCGGATACCTCGTGCGGACCCGGGTCCGGGACGACCTCGGGAGGATCCGCACCGGGTGGGACCTGTCGGACACCCCCCTACGGGAGGCCTCCCAGAGTGCAGGTCACACCGACGACGGGAAACCAGCCGCCGGTCGACCAGCCGTCGGTCGACCAGGCCTCCTACAGGGGGTAGAGACTGGGAGTAGAAACAAACCCTCCCTCCCACCGCCTGTCGTCTCACCAGATGAGGCAGAAGAAGCAGGAGGGAGGGAGCAAACGATCGAGATCCAAGGCGGGGACGAGGCCTCGTCCCAGGCATCTCCGGCGCACGACGACCTCCTGGATACCGTGATCGACGGTGTGGGACGCCAGGACCTGGCGGCGCCTCTCAGGGCGTCTGGGGCGCTGCGGGCCGCTGTGCGGTGTCTGGGACGTGCCGGGGTGTCTCCAGTGATGCTCCGGAGGGCGTGTGGGGCGCGTGAGTGGGCAGGTGCTGGGGTGGGGGCGGTGGTCCGGTACGTGCAGGGCCTGCGCCCGGGGGATCTGGTGGTGCGGGCAGCGGTGGGACCGCCGGAGTGTCCGGAGCATCCGGGACAGCCGGCGGGTCGGTGTCGGGAGTGTGAGCGGGTGAGCGCTCCGGCGGAGCGGGTGGCTGGTCTGGCAGAGGGGGTTCGTGCGGCTGTGAGAGCATCCCGCACCGTAAGCGTATGATACGATGTTGCCATGACCACCACTCAGATGTGCACCTGGAAGCAAATCATGGAGCACGAGAACATCCGTGAATCTGTGGAAAAGAAGCTGCAGGAACTCGACACTCCTGCCGCTCCGGTCGAGATCCGGTCCATCGTTGCCGCATACGAGGCGGCCTGCGATTACGCCCTCCAGACGCAGTGCCCTGTCCCGGAATTCGCCGCTCTGGTCGGGATCGTCGGCAACATCATCTACAGCGACCCGGACGAGTACGAAACCACGGTCGACTACGTCAGGTTCGTGATCAAAGGCGTGCCACTCGACCGGATCATCAAAAGAATCCTCGCGGTGACGAGGCCGACGGTCGCCGATTGCCGGGACGACCCGACCGACTGAACCGGTCAGCCAACAGGAACCAGCTCGGCTGCGCGCAGGCGCCGCAGGCCCACGACCTAGCCGAGCACGAAACCACCCAACCCACACAAAAGGAGACCACCATGGCCATCTTCCGCAACCTCACCCCCCACTCCGTCACCCTGATCCAGGGCGACACCCGGACCACCTACCCCGTAGACGGTCCCCCGCCCAGAGTCACCACGGTCGAGAACACCGATGGCTTTCTCCACGACGGCGTCAACGACCTCGACGTTGAAGTCGTTGTCAGATCCCTCAGCTCCACTGTCACGGATCTGCCGGACCCGCAGCCCGGGGTCATCCTGATCGTGTCCAGGATGACCTGCGAGGCAAAGCCCCAGCGGACCGATCTCGTCTACCCCGAGAACATCATCCGTACGTCGGACAACCTCCGGACCCCCATCGGATGCCAAAAGTTCGGCAGGGTTCGGCCCACCAGCTGACGATGACGGCAGCGGACGCAGCCCTCCGGCGACTGGCCGACCACCGGACCTCCCCCACCGCAGCGCTCGCGGCCGGCGCCACGACCTACCAGGTAGCGGCGGTCCTGGGACTCCACCCCAGGACCGTCAGCCGCCGCTACGGCGCCGGCGGCCGGACCCCCGGCCACCCGGACCGTGGGGACATCACCGACCAGGAGATCCTCGTCCTTCACGACCTGGGCTTGTCCCAGGCCGGGATAGCGCGGGAGCTGTCCCGTACGACCGGGACGCCCGTGTCCCGGTCGCTGGTCCGATACCGGCTCGTCCGCCACGGGCGAGCAGCCCCTCGAACCCGCTGACAGAGGAGTAATCCATGCCACGCCTTGCCTGGATCTTCCAGCTCGAGGGCCTTATCGCCCCGTACGCGACCCGCAGCGACGATGGGACGATCGACTGGGGAGAACCCGATCATGGGCACGTCAGCCTCATGAGGGTGCTCCTGAGGGGGGACGGCCGGATCATCGTGTCCACCGACCTCGCCTCGAGAGCCGACCAGCCAGTACTTCACGCCTGGCTTGAAAAGTACCGGATCCCGGTCTGTCTCATCACGATCATCGATGACGGCCGCAGCCATTTGCAGAAGGCTGAGGACTGGTTCAAGGAGACACGTCCTGATGACCCGGACAGGATCGTCGGGGTCTTCGAGAAGGGGGCCGCCCCCCGGAACCTCTGACAAGGTGCTGCCGTATTGTGGAGGGGCCCCGGTGAGAACCGGGGCCCTTTCTGTTTCTGTGGTGGGCTTGCCATGGTGCCTCACGTGAGGCATAATGGTGGCAACACCAACCACCAAGGAGAAGACACCATGGCTAGGACCGTATACGGATACTTCAACAACTTCGAGTTCAGCGCCCGCAACCCCGCTGACGTCGTCACATCCTACATCTCCGGCGCCGGCACCGAGTGGTGCGAGCGCGCCGTCGAGAACGGCGCTTTCGAGCGCATGGTGGACGACTACGTCTCCGCCCTCCAGAACGCCCTCCCCGAGGAAATCATCCTCTCGGGCGACGAGATCACCGGACCGTACGAATCGTGCGGTAACCCGGATCTGATGGAGCAAATCCGTGTTGCTCTCACAGAGACCGTGGATATCGCCGAAATCGTGATGTCCCACGATTTCGAGTAACTGGTACTGGTAACGGCTCGCCTGACCCTCAGGGGCCAGACGGGCCATCACCATGAGGAGGGTGAAAGATGGAACAGGAATGGGACTACCAGCAGATAGCAGACTATCTGGGGGCGGCGAGCCTGGGATCTACTCGGAAGACCTTGTCCCGGTGGGGTGTCCGCCCCCTCCGGTACGTGCTGGGTCCCTCGGGGCGTCCCGAGGCCCGGTACGACGCGGCCGCGGTCCGGGCAGCACACGCCGCCCGCCCCAGGAACCGTATATGAGCCGTCGCCCGCGGCCGGACTCGACACCACGACCGGAAGGAACCCGCATGATCACCGGCCCGACGGCCTGTGACCTATACTGATGGCGTTCAGCACACGGTGTAGCCCCGATCAAGGTCGGGGCTACACCCTTTTTGGTAGCGGACCACACAGACTCATCATGGGTTCCATGAGAATCCATCATGGACGGGCCGCGGCCCGCACGATCCTGCACGGTGTCCTCGTCGCGGCCGTCGTGATCGCCGTAGCCGCTCCGCAGGTTGTCCAGGCCCTCGGCCTCGAGGGGACCGGTGGTGTGGTCGGGGGCCTGGTGATGGCGTCGGTCGTCATCGCGCGGCTGATGGCCCTGCCGGCTGTCGAGGCCCTCCTGCGGCGCCTCGGGATCTCTGTGCAGGACATCCACGACGAGCTGGGCGGCGTCGATGGATCGGTGGGCGGGTCCAGACCTGTCGGCGGTGACGACAGGCCAAGCGATGGACCGGGTCCGGGAGCGGGAGCGGGTCCGTGGTCTTCTGGGCCGCGGTGACGACGGCGCGGAACCAGTCGGGCATGGCGGTGGTGTGGCAGGGGCAGTCGCAGCCGGTGCACACGTGGTGCTCACCGGCTGTGCAGCATCTGGACACAGCGGCCATGATCATATGGTGACGTGTTGGGAGTGTTCGGTCAATGTGATACCACTGTGGTAGGGCGTATGATATGGTGTAGTCACACCATGAGAGGAGCCTCCCTCACCTGGATGCGCTGAGCCTCCTCCTGCTGTACGACGTGCCCCCTCCACCCCGGAGGGGGCACACCCATGAAAGGACGCACCGATGACAGATCTGCTCGGCACCCGACAGGTAGTGGAGATGATCAACTCTTCGGGCTGGAGATCCCGGCACGGGACTCTCATGACCTCGGAGAGGCTCCGGGTCGTCCGGGCGGAGGGTTCCCTGGGGGGATTTCCCGAGCCCGATGCCCACGGGGAGACGTCCGGGTGGCCGCTCTGGGAGCGGTCGTCGGTCCAGCGGTGGATCGACGGCCGGATTGCCTTGCAGGGGCTGCTGTCTACCAGCCAGGTGCGGGCAGCCGTCCTTCGACAGCTCCGCGAGCTGGGGATCGGGACCGTCTCGACCAGGCGGATCCGGCAGGCCCTCCAGGAGCACTACGCCCCTGTCGCTGACGGGGGGACGTACTGGTGGCCGGCGGATGCGCCGGGGCGGGTCCTGCGCAGCATCGAGGACCCGCCTGCCGTAAACGTATGAGACGTGTTACCATGGTGGGGTACAGGAAAGGGCCGGAGCGGCAAGGCCCCGGCCCCCCACCACCTGAAGACCACCTGCGATGGAGACCCAGTATGACAGCAACCACAGCCAAGACCCCACTCCAGCACCCCAGCTTCATCGCGGCCCTCGCCACGGCCCAGGGCGAGATGCCCAGAGTCGCGAAGGCCGAGACGGCCAACGTCCAGACCAAAACCGGCCACCGCTACCAGTACTCCTACGCGTCCCTGGCCGACATCCACGCCGCCATCCTCCCGGTCCTGTCCCGGCACGGCCTGGCCTGGATCACCATGCCCACCATCCGCGAGGACGGCCGGTACGTGCTGCGCTGCGAGCTGGCCCACGTCAGCGAGTCCAGAACCTGCGAAATGCCGCTCCCGAGCATGTGCACGCCCCAGGAACTCGGCAGTGCTTTGACCTACGCCCGGCGCTACGCCCTCTGCTCCATGGTCGGGATCGCCCCCGACGACGAGGACGACGACAGTGCGGCCGCCCAGGCCGCCACGGTCGCCGCCCCCCAGCAGCAGCGCCCGGCCCCCCAGGACCACCGCCCACGCCGCCAGCCCAAGACGGCGGCACAGCCCCAGGACATCGTCAGGATCCTGGACGAGGCGCTGAAGACGACAGATCGAGACTGGCACGTGAGAACGTGGAAGACCGCGCCTAGGTCAGCTCAGCTGCCCCTGTCGCAGCTGACGGATCACCACCGGCGATGCCTCAGGGCCGCCGGACTCGACATGGCCAAACCTCGCCTCACGGTCGAAGACGCCCTCAACGCCATCGGATTTGCGGTGAAGTCCACGGACAGGACCGTTGCCGAGCTCGTTGCCCCTCCCGACTCCGCGATCGAGGAGATGGGGGAGATGGACGGCGCCGAGGACCTGGACGGCGCCGAGGCCGCGGCCGAAGGCCAATAGCCCTCCACCCCCCTCATAGCACGACGTGGGCCTGGTGGCCCTCCCCCCTCTGGGGACGGCCACCAGCCCCACGGAAAACCCACCATCACCACCACGACCACCACAACCACCACGTCGGAGGGACTACTACTCATATGGAACACACCGGGAAGAAGACGATGGCCGAGCTCACTGAAATGATCATTCAGGCCGACAAGGACCTGACCGTGGCGAAAGCGCGCTCGGATGCCCTGCGAGCGCACACGCTGCGCCTGCTCACCGAGCAGGCCGCGTCCGACGGGGCAGCCCCGTCCTGGCGCACCACCGACGGCACGGTGGTCTCCCTCGACGCCTGGGCTGCTCAGCCCAAGGCCCAGATCACGGACGAGGACGACCTCGTCCGGTCACTGGCCGAGGTGACGCCGACAGACGAGATCGACCAGTACGCGACCGCGTCGATCACTATTCCGATCTCGTACCTTGACGAGCTCTGTGAGCTCGCCGAGGACCTCCTCGGTCCCTTCGGATCCGTGAAGGTCAGCCGTGACCTCACGGCCGATGGAAGGGCCTGGGCCTTGTCCCAGGCCGTCTGCAATACGGTCTGCGAGACCGTGGACTTGGTCGACGTCGAGACCGGTGAGGTCCTCGTGGAGGACGTCCCGGGCCTGACGCCGGTCAAGGCACGGCCCAGGCTGGTCCTGCGCAGGAAGGGCAAGTCCGCCGAAACGATCGCGGCAGCCAATGCCGTCCTGGAAGAAATCGCCAACATCACCTGACCACCGCAACCACCACAAAGGGAAGACATGAGGAGAAAGCAACGGTGCCCACGCTGCGACACGATTCTGATCTTCAGCATCGGTGACACCGACGGCTGGTGCTGGCGCTGCCAGGTGAGAAAAGACATCCACTTGCGAACCTACTACTGGCAGCACCGGATGGCGCGAAGCCTCCAGGCCAATGAGAGAGCCCGTCGGGCTCTCCACCGCGACCTCGGCCAGTTCTGACAGCACACGGTTCCTGCCCCCGCCCGGGATCCCGGGCGGGGGCAGACCCATGACCCCATACTGAAGGCGGTGATCGACATGACAGACACACGACGCCTCGACCGGGGCCGCCTCAGAGCCCGCCTCATCCACGAGATCGCGGGCCGCACCGAGTCCTACGCCCAGATCGCCCGCCGTCACGGAGTCACCAGATCCGCCATCAGCATGTTCGCCGCCCGGCACCAGCTCGCGATCCTCGATGCCCGCCAGGCCCTCGATGACGACACCGCCGCCCTGTGGGTCAGCCGCCGCCGGGACCGCCTCGCCGAGATCCAGCAGACCATCGAGGACCTCGACGCCCAACTCGACGCCCAGCCCGAGGACCGGGCCCAGCTGTGGCGGCTCCGCCTCCAGGCGATCCGGCAGGCCGCCGAGGAGACCGGACAGCTCCGCGACACCGCGCCCATCCACACCGTCGAGATCCGCCTGAACGGCATCGACCTCGACCAGCTCACCTGATGGGCCTGTCCCTGGTCCACGAGTACTCGCCCTACGGCGCCGCCCGGACCCTCATGACAGCCCGCGACGACGAGGTCCTCCTGTCCGGGCCCGCCGGCACCGGGAAATCCCGGGCCTGCCTGGAGAAAGTCCTCGCGGTCATGCTGTCCGTGCCCAGGGCGAGGGCGCTCCTGGTCCGGAAAACCCTGGCGTCCCTGTCGTCGACGGGTCTGGTCACGTGGCGTGAGCACGTCGCCGCCGAGGTCCTGGCCGCCGGCGTCGTCCGCTACTACGGCGGCAGCAGCGTGGAACCGCCGGCATACATCTTCAGCAACGGGGCCCGGGTCCTCGTCGGTGGCATGGACAAGGCCACGAAGATCATGTCCTCCGAGTACGACCTGATCTTCGTCCAGGAGGCCATCGAGCTCACGCAGACGGACTGGGAGCACCTGACGACCCGCCTGCGCAACGGCCGCGTGTCCTACCAGCAGATCATCGCGGACACGAACCCCGACAAACCCTCCCACTGGCTCAAGACCCGGTGCGACCAGGGCCGGACCCGGCTCATCGCCTGCCACCACGAGGACAACCCCCGCCTCGTCGACCAGGACACCAAGAAGCCCACCCCCGAGGGCACCGTGTACCTCGCCCGCCTGGACAACCTCACCGGCGTCCGCCACAAGCGCCTACGCCTGGGCCAGTGGGTCGCCGCCGAAGGCCAGATCTACGACGAATGGGACCCCGCCATCCACGTCGTCGACCCCCGGCCCCTCCCGAAATCCTGGACCCACCTGTGGTCTGTCGATTTCGGCTACTTGCACCCGTTCGTCCTCCAGCGGTGGGCCGTCGACCCCGACGGCCGCATGATCCTGTACGCCGAGCACTACCGCACCGGCTGGACCATCGACCAACACGCAGCCCAGATCCTCTCCGAGGTCACCGACCCAGCAACCGGCCAGTGGCTCGAACCCCGCCCGGCCGCCATCGTCTGCGACCACGACGCCGAGAGCCGAGCCCGCCTCGAAACCCTCCTCGGCCAATCCACCACCCCCGCCGACAAACGCGTCCTCGAAGGAATCCAAGTCGTCCAGCAGGCCCTACGGATCCCGACCGATCCCACGGCCCACTCCGACCACCGGCCCCGGCCCATGCTCGTCGTCCACCGGGACGCCGTCCGCCACCGCGACCCCGCCCTCGTCGAGGCCGTCGCCCCCACGTGTACCGCCGAGGAGATCCCCGGCTACATCTGGGACGACCCCACCAAACGCGAACAGCCCGTGAAGCTCCTGGACGATGGGTGCGACGCGATGCGGTACGCGGCCATGTGGGCCCGGCAGCCCCGCGGAGTACAGATCCGCGACCTGTGGTGACGTACCTCATCCGCGCCCGTAGGATCAGGACGTGGCGATCACCTGGAGAAGCATCCTTCCCAGGAGACGCAACCCGTCCGCGCAGGCCCCCATCGCCTACGTCAACCCCGCCCTCGGCGGCCTCCTCACCGGCGATGGCGGTGCCAGCCTCGCCCACCGCGAGGAGATCCTCCGCACGTCCATGGGCCGCTCCGGGACACTGACAGCCGTCCTCGACGGCATCGTGTCTTCCGTAGCCGCCGTCCGCTGGCACCTCTACCGGTCCTCGCCCTCCGGACTTCCCGAAGACCGCATTGAGATCACCACCCACCCGGCGCTCGCGGTCATGGCCCGGCCGAACCCGCACATGTCCTGGACCGACCTGGTGTCCATGTGGACACTGCACTACGAGCTGGTCGGTGAGGCGTACGGGATCCTGACACGGCTGGGCCGCGTCCCGGTCGAGATCTGGCCGGCCCGCCCCGACCGCATGAACCCCGTCCCCTCCAAGCTCGACTTCATCGAGGCCTGGGAGTACCGGGGCCCGGACGGGTCGATCACGCGCCTGCCCGTCGAGGACGTCATCTGCTGGCGAGCCCCCAACCCCTGGGACCCCTACCACGGTATCGGTGTACTCCAGTCGGTCATGGTCGAGACCGAATCAGCCGCCTACTCGGCGGAGTGGAATCGGAACTTTTTCCTGAACTCCGCGACGCCTGGTGGGGTCATCGAGTACGAGCGTGTCCTGTCCGATGCCGAGTGGGAGACCCAGCAGAAACGTTGGCGTGCCTCCCACAAGGGCGTTCGGAACGCGCACAGGGTCGCGACCATCGAGGGCGGCGGCAAATGGGTCAACGCCAGTTACAGCATGCGGGATATGCAGTTCACCGAGCTACGCCGCATCAGTAGCGAAGCGATCCGCGAGGCCTTCCGGTACCCGCTGCCGCTCCTGGGGACCACGACCGACGTGAACAGGGCGACCGCGCAGGCCGCCGTCGCGATCCGCCAATCCGAAATCACGCTCCCCCTGGTCGAGCGCCTCCGCGGCGTCCTGAACCGCGGACTCCTGACCCAGTACGCCGGGGCCGATCACCTCGAGTTTGACTTCGAGAACCCCGTCAGCGCGGACGAGGAGCTGGAGAACGCGGGCCTGGCCATCCGCGCTACCGCCGCCCGGACCCTCGTCGAAGCCGGCTGGCATCCTGAAGACGTCCTGACCACGGTCGATCTGCCAGCCATGGAGTGGGTCGGCCCCACAGCCACCACGACCACCACGACCACCACGATCGGGAAACGGACAGACACCACTGACGGGGACGGTAATGGTGGAGGCCCCTCTGCTGACGAGAGAAACACCGGCCGGCGACAACGTCCTAGGGGGGTAGACACGACGCCAGCAGAAGCAGCAGAGGGACCTCACCACCACCATGCCACCACCCACCACACGGCGCAGGCAGATCTCCCAGAACCACCCGAAGGCATCCCAGCCGAACTCTCCGAGGACCCCGACCTCGACGCCGTCCAGGCAGCCTGGCTCCGACACCTCGACGACGTCCTCGACGAATGGGGCCCGGTCCTCGCCGCCCAGTACGCCGATCTGACCCGGCAGGTCAGAGACGCCATCGACAGCGGAGACCTCACCAACCTCACCAACCTCTCCACCCCTACCGGGCAGGCCCTCGCCGTGCTCGTCGCGGCCCTGACCAGCATCGCTGAGACTGCTGCCAGCACCGCTGCCGATGAAGTCGAGGCCCAGAACGTCCCGGCCGACCCTGCCCCGGTCGACGAGACCTGGATCACCGAGCACGCCCAGGTCGTGGTGGCGCTCCTGGGCCTGACGCTCGCGGTGTCCGCTGCTCGAACCGCTCTGCCGCTGGCACAGTCCGGGATGTCCGGGGACGAGGTCGCAGCAGCCGTCCGCGTAGCCCTGGATGATCTGACCGATGCCCAACCCCGCCTAGCCCTCGGGGCCGCTCTGACCGCTGCCCAGAATCAGTCACGGCTGGCGACGTTCGCGGCGGCCGCGGAGCAGCCGGATGCCCCGATTCCCGCGTACTACGCCTCCGAGGTTCTCGACAGCAATACGTGCCCGGCGTGTCGGGAGGTCGACCGGCGGTGGCTCGGGAACGACCTCACCATGGTGCGTCGCCTGTACCCGTCCGGAGGGTACGTCGACTGTGAGGGCGGTCCACGGTGCCGTGGCACCGTCGTCGTCGTCTGGCGTCCCGGAGAGGACACCACGAAGTGGAAGGAGAAAGAACCCCTGTGAATCTGCGCGCGCTTCGTGGCCTCACCAGCCATCGGCCCATGGCCCTGACAGACGACGCCGACACGCTCCAGATCGACCTGTACGGCGTCATCGGCTGGGATATCTGGACCGAAGAACTCATGTCGACCATCGGGCAATCCACCGCCACGACGATCAGCGTCTACGTCAATTCCCCCGGTGGCGATGCGTTCGACGGGATCGCCATATACAACGCGCTCGCAGCCCATCCGGCCGACGTGACCGTCGACGTCCAGGGCCTCGCAGCCTCCGCCGCGTCCATCGTGGCCATGGCCGGCAACGACATCATCATGCGCCCGGGATCCACGATGATGATCCACGACGCCATGAAGCTGTGGGCATCCGGAAGCGCCGCTGAATTCCGCAAGACCGCTGACTCCCTCGACGTCATCTCCGACGGCATCGCTGCCGTCTATGTCACCCAGGCTGGCGGTGACGTCGCCACGTGGCGGCAGGCCATGATCGACGAGACCTGGCTGACCGCCGACGAAGCCGTCACCGCCGGTCTCGCCACCCGCGTAGAGGCCAGCTGCGGGACGAAGAAACCACCACAGAGCAGCAGTGACGGTGATGGGACCGATGGTGAGCCCAGCCCCGACGAAGAGGCCGCGACCGAAGCCATCGTCCGCGAGCTCATGGCGGACTGGCGGTGGAAAGGCCGCGACGCTGCACCGCCCCCGGCACGGCTCATCGCCGCACTGAAACACCCAGTGCCGGACACCATCAGCACAGAGCAGCGGGTCTCGGACCTCCGCGCCGCGCTCGCCACCCTGAGGAGATGACATGCCGACCCGCACCCCCATCCCCACCAACCCCGCCGAGCTGGAAGAACTGCTCGGCGACACCACGCGTATGGCCGAGGTCCTGCGAGACCCCACCGAATTCCGGGCCTTCATCCGGGCCTACACCGACGCGAGCATGACGAAGGACCTCCAGGCCCAGATCGACGAAGCCGTCGAGGCCGGGATCGTCGATTTCCAGCAGCGGGCCGCGAAGACCGGTGGGGTCCTGCCCGCGCAGCGCACGCCTCTGGATCTCCGGCCCTCTGCCGCGAAATCCTCGGCGCAGCGCACCGCGTCGTACTGGCCCGACGCCCCCGGCGCTGCCCTCGACAAGCACGGCCTGTCGCTGGGCGACTTCGCGAGGATGTCCTCGCACCGGTTCGATTCCGACCCCAAGATCAACGAACTTCGTGGCCGGTACCGGAACGACTATGGAAGCACGGTGCCTTCGGAAGGCGGGTTCCTTCTGCCGGAGACTCTGTCGTCGCAGCTGATGCAAATGTCGCTGGAGACGGCGGTTGTTCGGCCGCGGGCCGTCGTGGTCCCCATGACGACACAGACGTTGGCGTTCCCGGCCGTCGACGTCAACACGCACGTGGGATCCGTGTTCGGTGGTATTACGACGCAGTGGGCTGCTGAGGGTGAGACCCTCACACCCAGCTCCGCGAAGTTCGGCCGGATCCTCCTGCAGGCCGCGAAGTTGGCGGCCTTTGCCGGGGTTCCGAACGAATTCATTGCCGATGCCTTGCCGGCGTTCGTGGAGTTCATCACCACGGCGTACCCGAAGGCCATCACTCATGCAGAGGACTCCGCGTTCCTGACCGGGGATGGTGTCGGGAAGCCTCTCGGCGTCCTGAAGGCGTCGTCCAGGGCCACCGTGGCGAAAAAGACTGGCCAGGCAAAGAACACGATCGTCTGGGAAAACCTGGTCGACATGTATGCGCGGATGTTTCCGTCGTCGCTGGGACGCGCAGTGTGGATCGCAAGCATCGATACATTCCCAGAGTTGTTCACGATGGGGATGACGGTGGGGACCGGTGGTGGGCCGGTGATGTTCGGGTACGGCGGGGGAACTGCGTCCCCGGCCCTGTCCATTCTGGGGCGTCCTGTCATTTTCACCGAGAAAACTCCGACAATCGGAAATGAAGGTGACATTTCCTTCGTTGATCTTGGGTACTACATCATCGGCGACCGGAAAATCATGATGGCTGAGTCGTCCGCTCATTTCTCGTTCGACACAGACGAAACCGTGTGGCGTTTCATCCAGCGGGTCGATGGACGCCCCTCGCTGATCTCGTCGATCACCCCGAAAAACGCTGGTTCTGCTCTGTCCGCGTACGTGACGCTCGCAGACCGTCTCGTCTGAGCCTGACCTTGAGAAGGAGACACCCATGGATGCCCTCGGACGCCTGTTCGATCTGTCGGTCGGGTTCGTTCCGGTCGACATGCAGACTGCCGCGAACACCGGCAAGAGATTCCACATGCGCGACTGCGGAGCCGTCACCATCGTGGTGTTCAAGGCCGTCGGGACCGGCGGCGACGACCCGGTCATCACCCTCCAGGAACACACCGCCTACACCGGCGGCACCAGCGCCAACCTCGTCGCAATCGACAAATACTGGCTCAAAGCAGAAGCAACCCTCGACGGTGACGAGCAGTGGGTCGAGTACACGCAGACCGCCGCAGCGACCATCACCGACCCCGGCGGTGCCGAGACATCGGCCGAGGAGCAGCAGATCATCGCCTTCACCGTCGAGGACGACGACCTGACGGACGGCTACGAGTGGATCAACGTCAGCGTGGCCGACGTCGGCAGCAACGCCCAGCTCGGCTGCTGCCTGTACATCCCCCACGACCTGAAGATCCAGCGGGCCCCAGCGTCCATGCCCCAGTGGCTCACGGCCTGAGATAGGAGGAACCCATGTCCGTCTATCTTCCGGGCGAGGTCTTCACCAAGGGCCTCCTGGGCCTGCACGTCGCACGGGCCACCGCCGCCCTGCCCGCCAGCACAGCCGAAGCACTGTTCACCGTGTCCGGTGGAATCGTGGGCGTGACCGCCCTCATCGGTGAGGTCACCACCGTCATCCAGACCCAGGCAAACGAAACCAAAATCGTTTCGAACCCCACCACCGGGTCGGATGTCGATCTGTGTGCTGTGCTGGACATCACGGCAGACGAGGTCGGCTGCCTGTACGGCATCACCGGCCTGGCCTCTGATGCCCTCGTCGGTGGCGGCGCCGGAGCCACCGTCCTCCCCCGCAACATCCTCGTGATCCCGGAAGGAACCATCGACCTGCACTGCGCAGCCACTAACACCGGCTCCGTGAAATGGGATCTGTGGTACGTCCCGATCGACAATGGCGCATCCGTGGCTGCGGCCTGACCATGGACACCGTCACCTGCAGCAGGTGCGCCACGGTCTACCGCCGTGGCGCCCCAGCCTGCCCGACCTGCCGCACCACCTCCCGCGCCACCACCACCCAGACAGCCCTCACCACCAGCAAAGCAGGCCGCACAACACGCTCCAGAACCCGCCGCTACACCACCGCGAGACCCAGAGAGGGGACCAGTGGTGGAGAGACGACCTGACCGGGCCGCTGTCACAGCACACCTCGACCCCACCGGCGGCACCACCAACCACCCAGCACTCGCCGTCACCCAGACAGCCACCGCCGGCACCGGCGGTGGAGCCACCATCACCACCGAGAACACCACTGCCCCGGCCCTCGACGTCGCCGGCGGCACCGGCCTGGAAATCCGTGCCACCAGGGCCGACCGTGCCCCCCGCATCACTGTCGGCTCCGATGGATCCGTGACCTGGAGCTCCGGCAGCAGTACCGGAGACGTGACCCTCACCCGCACAGCGGAGGGGGTCCTGGTCCTGTCCGGGACCCTCACCACCATCACCGGCGACCAGGCCGTCATCAAGGCGTCCGCTGAGACCATCAACAATGTCGACGTCCTCCAGGACGACGACGACCTCGTGGTCCCTGTGGTAGCGGGAGCGGTGTACTCGGTGGAGGTCCGGCTGCTGTACTCAGCGGCCGCCGCCGCTGATCTCCAGCTCTCGGTCACCGGCCCAGCCGGGGCAACCCTGCCTCTGATCGTCGAGGCGCTTCCCGCCGGGGCCTCGGCCGTCACGGACGCTCACACCGTGCAGATCGGGGCCCTCGGAGATGCCGCTGTGCTGACCATCGGAGCGGTGGCAGCTGGTACCCAGGTCGTCGCTCAGGCCCATGGTCTGCTCACGACAGCGGCTGCCGCTGGGTCCCTGCAGGTCCGGTGGGCCCAGGCCACAGCGGACGTCTCCGATGCCGTGGTCGATGCCGGATCCTGGATCAGGGTCACGAGGATCTCCTGATGGCCGACTCAGGATGGGGGACCCTCCGAGGGATCCTGGAGGAAGCCCGGTCTCTGCAGGAAGAGGAGGACGCCCGGGACCGTGACCCCGTGGACTGCCCACACTGCGGTACCCCCCTACGCGACGGCGGACCAGACGGCACGACCAGGTACTGTCCGTTCGACGGGTGGCGACCACGATGATCCGGTCCCGTAGGATCCGGTCATGACCACGTCCCGTCCCTGGTACGCGACCCGGGGCATGGTCATCCACGCGCTCGACACCACCCCTACCCCCAGCCTGGCCGCTGCGATCGACCGGGCCCTGACCGCAGCCTCGATCATCGTCGAAGAACACGCCAGCGGAAAATTCTTCTACCCCTGGTGGGGTACCCGGTCGTGGGACTGGCCGGATGCCGAGGCCTACACGGGGCGCCGTCTCCACCTGTGGTCTGCTCCTCTCACCCAGGTCACTGCGATCACCGTCGCCGGTACTGTCCTTACGGCGGGCTCGTACCATCTGCGACCCATCAGCGGGCCACCGTACGACACCGTCCTGCTCGATCAGGACACGCTGCCCGGCTACTGGTCGACCAGCCCCACCACCGGTGTCGAGGACGCGGTGACGATCGAGGGCCTGTGGGGACACGGAGCAGACAAGACGATCCCCGCGGGGGCACTCACTGCTGCCGGGATCACGGACAGCGCCACCACCCTGCTCCTGGGCGCCGTGTCCCAGCCGCTCCGGGCCGACGTCGGGGGCATCCTCGCCATCGAGGACGAGATCGTCCTGATCACCGGGGCGTCCTGGGTGGATACGACCATCGATGTGGGGGTCGGGGGCCTGGCAGCGTCCGCTCAGGCCACGGTTCTGCCTGTGACGTCCACGACGGGCCTGGCCCCCGGACAGTGGATCATCGTCGGGGGCGAGAAGCTCCTGGTCGTCGATGTCCTGGGGGCGGCGAGCCTGCTGGTGGCCCGGGCCCAGCACGGCACGGTGCTGGCCTCGCACGCTGGTGGTGACGCCGTCCTGGCGCCGTGGTCGCTGACGGTGGAACGCGGCCTGCTCGGTACTACCGCTGTGGCGCATGCCGCGTCCACGCCGGTCTCGGCGCACACTCCCCGGGGTCTGGTCGAGCAGGCCACTATCGCATCCGCGATCACGCAGGTCCTGGACCAGACTGCCGGCTACGCCTCCCCAGCGGGCCCGTCCGGGGGCGCCAAGAAAGCCGGCGTCATCGGGGCCGGGGCCGGTTACCTCCTGGATCTGGTTACCTCCACGTACGCTCTGTCCACGCGGATGGGGGCGATCTGACGTGTTGTCGTTCGACGTGCACGTGGCTCTCGGGGGAGTCCTGCGAGGGCGCCCTGAGACGGTTGTCGAGGAGGCGTTGGCGTACGCGCTGACCCAGGCCGGGCAGGCCGCCATCGAGCACGTGCACCGGATCCTCGATCAGCGCATCGTTCACCCCACCCCGTACTACGAGACCCAGATCACCCTCGACCACCCACCAGGGCAGGTCAGGATTCACGACCGTGGCGTGTCCTACGGCCCCTGGTTGGAGGGCGTCTCCTCGCAGAACGCCCGGTCCCGGTTCAAGGGCTACCACCAGTTCCGGGACACCGAAGCCTGGATCGCACCCCAGCTCCAGGACTTCGCGGACGCGGCGGTCGCCCGCTACGTGGCACGGCTGGGGGACTGACGATGATCGCGTACGCGACGATCCGCGACAAGATCCGCGACCATCTCCTGGCGTCCGGGGCGTTCGGGGCGGTGGACGGGCACCAGCCCCTGGCCCAGCCCACCAGTCCCGTGACGGCGGCGATCTGGGCCGGACCCGTAGACGTCTCCCCGTACCAATCCGGGATGGCCACGACAAAGCTCCGTTTGACTGTGTTCGTCACGATCTACGTGCCGTTGGAGGATCCCCTCGACAATGTCGAGGCCCTCGTCGTCGACGCCGTCCTGACGGTGATGACGCTCCTGCATGGAGATTTCGAGCTCGGTGCGCAGGTTGAGTGCGTGGATCTCCTCGGTGCTGCCGGGACCTCGGTGTCCGCGCAGCTGGGGTACGTGCGGATCGACGACCGCGACTACCGGACCGGGACGGTGACCGTGCCGCTGCTCCTCGCGGACGCCGACGACCTGACCCAGACACCCTGACGAAGGAAGGGGAACCATGGCCAAGCAATCCGGACTCGGAGACCGACTCTTCGTCAGCGGCTATGACCTGTCCGGGGACTCCAACGACGTTCAGGTCTCGTGCTCGAACGCGACCCTCGACGTCACCGGGCTCCCCTCCAGCGCCGTCGAACGCACCGGGGCCATCCGGGACTCCACCATCACGTGGAAATCCTGGTGGAACCCCACCGGCGCACACCCCGTCCTGTCCGCGCTCCCCACGTCGAACATCCTGGCCACATACTGCCGGTCCGCGATCCTCGGAGCACCCGCGTTCTCCCACCAGGCCATCCAGACCTCGTACGACCCCAAACGGGGCAACGACGGGGCGCTCGCGATGGATGTCGAGTCCGTCGGCGCGCAGTACGCGGGCGACTGGGGCGTCCAGCTCACCGCCGGCGACAGGACAGACACTGCCGCTACCGACGGGGCGTCCGTCCACGACGCTGCGGCATCGACAGCGTTCGGCGGGCAGGCCTATCTGCAGTTGCTCGCGTGCACGGCCACGGACGTGACGATCACCGTGCAGGACTCTCCCGATGACGCAGCATGGACGGACCTCGTGTCGTTCACACCGGTAGCGACCGGTTCAGCTCCCACATGGGAGAGGGTCGCGGTCGCCGGGAACGTCGATGAGTACCTGCGGGTCGTCACGACCACGACCGGTGGACTCACCAGCCTGCAGTTTGCGGTGATGTTTGCCAGGAACGAACACGCGGTGGTCTTCTGATGGCGCGCCTCTACGGTCCCGGGACCGGATCACGCCTGGACATGGCACGGCACTAC